AGAGACAGTTCTAATACGTTTACTTTGATATCCTAATTCTTGTCCTACAGTAACATTAGGACCAGTAGGCAATCTATATACAATTTGTTCAGAGTTATGAGCTTGCTTTTCGGTTTTACCATGCTTTACTAATATTTCTTCAATATTAGTTAGCATGTCTCGTATAGCAATGTAATTTAGCTCATTTTCTCTCACATACCGTGAACTAAATAAAGTATCTAGCTTGGTATATATTGTCTTACGCATTGCTACGCCTCCTTAACTTGTAATTTTCCATCTTTATCTATCGTGATGTTATAATATTTGCCGTTTTCGCCTTGCATTTTTAAACGATTATAATGAAGTCTATCAACTTTCTTTTTATCAGTATTACTCATTAATCCAGAAGATTTATCAGTCGCTTTTGGTATTACGTATCTATTAAATCCACTTTTAGCGCTTGCGATAACTTGCCATGTTTTCCCTCTGTCATGAGATACTCGGAATTTCCCGTTTCTGTTATATTCAAGTATGTGATCTTTTTCTACAATTGCTCTAATTCCGTTCTCATTGCCATGTAATGCCTTGTTAGAGTCAATAGACTTTCGTGTAGAAGTGATAGCAGCATTAGCTTTGGCGTATGTGGTACGATATGAATTTGCAAAACTGCCACCTAAACCTCCTACTACTTGTGCTGCTTGACTAATACGCTCTAAGTAGCGATTGTGTCTATTGAAGTCGCCTAATGTCACATCTTGTTTCACTATATTGTTTTCTGCATCTCTAATGGTTTTGACTTCGACAATTCTCATGAATTCATTGATACCTAATATTGAATGTTTAACTTTAACAATATCTGCAACTCTCGGAACGGCATTAGGATAATGATTTCGCAATGCTATAAAGTCTAAAGTTAAAGAGCGCTTTATAGATGAATTAATAACTGATTGTAATCTAGCACGCATAATATCTGGATCAGTAATAGAACCATCTTTAACTGGTGGTGCATCAAAACGCCCGTAATCTTTCATATTAGGATGTTCAAATTCTACTATAAGACCTGCACCATCTAAGCCTTCTTCGTCTGTATATGAACCGTACCCTTTAACATAGGTATACATTTGACCACTATCTTCTTCTAATTTCATATTATTTGCGTTAATTTCATCATCTATATGATAAGTTGCTCTTTTTTCTAAATATGGCGTAAATTCAAAAGTATATGTGTTTGTTTTGTAATCATGATGTATATCAAATTCTAAGTCCCATGCCTCTAAACCTTTTTTTAGTAAATCTTCGACGCTTTCTCCCTCGCCAGAGTCTTTAATTTCAGATACAAATAAATTACTAGACACTTTGTATTTAAGACCAGTACCTTTGAATATTTTCTCAAAAAAGTCTGGTGGTTTATGTGGCCCGTCTATTTTGTCATATACTCTTTTTCTCTTAATGATATCTATTGGCTTTTCTCTAAGTGTTACAGTAACTTCTTGATTTCTACCGTGAGTTTTTCTATCGATTATATAAGCAACATATTCTCTTTTGTCGTTAGGTCCAGTAAGTTGTGTTAACGACCAACGCTTATCAATCCCACGTATAACGTTATAGTTATATTTATCTTCAAGTAATTTACACTGTACAACTGTTTCAGAACCTAATTTAGATGTGGTAGTTGTAGTAACATAGACTGGCTCTCCTATACCTCTTATCGGGCTAAATAATACTGGCATTTAATAACCACCTACTTATAATAAAATTTCATATCGAACGTTACAGATTTGATTTGTTGGTTAAAACTAAAGTCATTCCAACCAGGATAAAACTTAGGTTGTGCATTAGAACAACGATGATTGATTGGGGTGCCATTACGCCATGTTTGAACGCCATCATATACAATTTTGTCGCCTTTTTTAAGGTTTATGTTGCTAATTTTCATATAATCCGATTTCCCTAATGTAAACTGAAAGTTTTCTTTACTACTTACGCTTTTACCTAGAACGATTGTTACTTTTTTATAAAGTTTAAACTCATTATTAGGAACATTTCCGTGATAATAAACACTATTATTCCAACAATGAGTAAAAGTATAAGTTCTCTTGTCACTTTCTTCGTCAAACGGAACTAGCATGTCATTAGACCATAACGCTTTATTAGGTTTATTTTCTAAGTCCAACGAAGTTCCTATGCTTTCGGCAAATGGTATCTCAATCGTTTCAAAGACTAGATCGAAATTAATAACTTTGCCCTTGTTTTCTGGAGTTATAACCGATGAGCATTTAACCTGATACTGTTTACCACTAGTGTAAAAATTATCATTCATCATATTATGATGAAATATTGGATAACCGTATTTGTCATATGATTGATAATCTTCTTCAGTAGGTTGCAAAAATTTATAGTTATGTTCTTCTGCGTATCTAAGTTCTCTTATCCAAACAGGTTCGGTGTTAACAGTCAAATCATAAAATTTATCTCTTAATCTTGGTATATCATTAAGTTTCGTACTAACTACATAGCAGGGTACCGTAATTTTTCTTTTACGATACTGACTGCTAAGTAACATACGACCGCTTGTATTTTCTTTTGTTTCGTAGTTATCTTCAATCTCCGGACTTTCGATGACAATATCTTTCACTCGAAAACCGAAGTCAGACAACTTATATTTATTTCCATCTTTTTGTTTGATTTCTAAATCCATTGCCTGACCTCCTAGAATGTGAATGTTGCATCTCTATCTGCATTTTGTCCGTTGACAATATGAGTTAAAGCATCGTTGTTAACATCCATTTTTACAGTTACAACACGTTGTGATGGATTTGTTTTATATTCGTGAGTGTGAGTGATATTAGCATTAGCTGATGCGCTCGCACTCTTAAGGTCTCTTTGTATACTTGGTACATTTAGACTTGGATCAAAAGCATCAGATACTCTTTGAGCCATTGCACCCATGCCTGATATCACACTTTTTCCTTCACGATTAATACCAATCATTAGACCTTCCATTGTCCATATACCGTATTGACGGAACAATTTAGAAGGTGATCCAATGTGTAATGCGCTTTTAGCAGCGTTAACTGCACCCATTACCACACCTTTTGCAGCACTAACAAGTTCTCCAGCCATGTTTTTAATACCATTAATCATTCCTTTTATTAAATCGGCACCAACTTGAACCATATCTCCAATAAAATCTCTTGCAGCATTTACTGCTCTCGAAACACCTGAAGTTACAGAACTAACAACTCTAGACATCCCTGACATTACAGAGCTAACAATACCTGACATTGCTGAACCAACCGCACTGAGCATATTTGAAAAGCCACTGGTTACAAAACTTACTGCCCTTGAAACCGAATTGCTTATAAAACTTACTATTGTTGACCAAATGCTTGAAATAAAGCTTGATATCGATGACATAATAGAGCTTGTCACACTCATTAAAGTAGACCAACCAGTTGATACGAAAGATACAATAGTTGAAACAACTGTGCTTACTATAGTAACTATTGTTGTCCAGATTGCAGATATCACAGATGAGATTGCAGTCATTATAGTAGTTGTTATAGTGATTAAAGTAGTCCACGCAGTTGTAACGATAGTGACGATGATATTAACAATAGTCATAATAATAGTTGAAATCGCAGTCCAAATTGTTTGAGCAATAGTAACAAGAACTGTCCAAATAGTTTGTGTAACTGTAACAATTGCAGTCCAAACCGTAGTAACAATTGTAACTAAAGTTGAAATTATTGTAGTTATTACTGTGACAATGGCTGTCCAAACCGTCTGTGCAACTGTAACTAATATTGACCATTGTATTTGCGCTAAAGTAACAATTCCGTTCCATATGTTAGCAAGGAATGTACCTAAGCCGGTAACTACAGAAATAATAGCATTAACAATTGAATTCCAAATTGAAGTTGCAATACCAACTAATGCGCCAAATATTGTACTAAAGAAGTTGACTGCATTTTGCCAAGTTTGTTGTAGATATTTACTCCAAATATCCCATATAGCTTGAGCTGCAGAAACAATGTTTTGCCAAATTGTTTGCCCAACTTTTAATATTGTTTGCCAAGCACCCGACCAGTCGCCACTAAGTATCTGTAAAGCTACAGTAATAATTCCAATGATCACATCAAAAGCAACTTTAATAACTGTAGATATTACAGTCCAAACTGTACTTACAACAGCAACTAGTGCTTGGAAGCCTTGCGAAACAATTGGAGATATTAATTTAACTGCAGTTTCAACAACTTGTACGATTGTGTCCCAAGCATTTTTGAATATAGGTACAAGAGGTCCCATAATGGATTGCGCTTGAGATAATAAATCTCCTAAGAAGCCAATAACTGCTTGTATCGCTGCTCCAACAGCACTTTTAATGGCATTCCACGCACCTATTAAGGCATTACGTAATACTGATGATGAGTTCCATAAAGCAACGAAGATAGCTATTAATGCTGCTACTCCTGCTATGATTAATAGTATTGGTGCATCTATCGCTGCAATAGCAACACCAATAGCTTCAAATACTGGAGCCAATGCCGAAGCTACAGACATTAATGCTTCTATAACTGTTCCGGCACCTGTAAACACTTTGATAAATGTTCCTATAAAGTCTATAACTCCTAAAATAGGTGGACCTAGTGTCATGAATACACCGGCTAATGTAGCAATTAATCCCAATAACATTCCAATAGCAGGATGTGCTTCAGTTAATTTAGCAATAAAATCTGTAATCGCAATAGCAACATCTAAAACTGCTGCAGCTAGTGGTGCCATTGCAGTACCAACATTTATAATGATTTGGATTATATTACCTAGTAGCGATATTAATTTAGGGCCATTCGTGTTGATATAATCCATAAATTTCTTAAATCCATCTGATTGTGCTACTGTAGCACTCCAAGAAGCGAACTTCTCAGACATTTGAGCAAGTGATTCTAAAATAGAGTGAGTGTTAGGTGCAAATGCTTTCATAAGGTTAAATATACCTTTGAAAGTATTACCAAATATCTGACCTATTAACGGTAAATTTTGTTTTGTATATTCGACAAAGGATTTGATAGCTTCTTGACCTGCAGAAGATTGAGCCCATGAATTAAAAGCTTGTCCCATTCTTTTAAATCCTGCTGCAGCCCAATCTGCAAGTGGAGCTAACTGCGTAAGAACACTTACAACACCACTTCCGAAGTTTCCAGCTGCACTTAGCATATTGTTGAATATTCTTACTCCTGTTGTGCCCATCATTTGGAAAAACTTTTGTGCAACTTGGGAGTTTTTAGCCCAATCAAGCATTTTAGCACTTGCTTGTTCCATTCCTTTAGACACGCCACTAATAAAAGGAGATAAACCCGCTAAAGCAACTTTGATCATGTTTAGGCCATTAGCCATTGTGTTAAATATTTGGCTTTGGTTTTTCTCTATAATACCTTGCCAAGCATCTTGCACACCTTGTAAAGCACTTTGATATTTTTTAGTTTCAGCTGTAGCTTGTAGAGTTCCATCGTTAAGCATTTTAATGGCACTTGCAGCCATAACTCCAAATCCCATAACGCCAGCTGCAGCAACACCAAATGCAGCCGCTAATCCTGCAGCTCCACCAGCTACAACCCCGATAGCATTAAGCACAGCGAATAATGCAGGTACCATTGAAGCGATGATAGGAACGACTAAGGTTAAGTTGGAAATCAACGCACCTTGTACCATATTAGAAATAACAGTCCCAATTGTTCTAATACGTGTAGCCAAAGCATTCCAAGAGTTCATGGAACTATCTATACCGGCTACCATCGCTCTAAACGCACCCTGTGCTTTGTCAGAGTCAACATCTATCCTAGTGTGTATTCGGTTAGGAATTGAACGTAACATCGCTTTTAGCGCCAAAATTTTAGAAACTGCAGCGCCTTCGTTAACTTCTACAGTAGCTTTCGCTTTTTGCCTAGCAAAACTATTGAGCGACTTCTTAGCTTCTGCTATAGCTGCACGAACTTTTGTAGCATCTGCATCTAAATGAGCACTGTAAGAGTTACCATCAAACATATCTAGGTCTATCTGTAACTTCGATAATGTTGTAATTGCCCTTCTAGCGTCCACATCGGCATGTGCATTAGCATTTGATCCGTCGAAGCGTTCTAAATATGCTTGTGCTTCTTCAATATTAGCTTTCGCGCTTGCTACATTAGCGTCTAACTCTGCGTCGCCTCTGTAAGCATCAAATTTGCGTACATATTCTTCAGCTATTTGCACTTTGCTTTTAACTTCGTCAATATCTATATCAAGATTAGCTTCTGCGCGAGTATTATTAAAAGACTCTACTTCTTTTTTAGCTTTGTTTACTGCGCTAGTTACACCAGATGCATCTGCGTCAATTTCATTATCTTTGATTTTATCCATAGTGCCTTTAAAACGCTCTGCTGTATTTTTAGCTGCTTGTATAGCACTTTTGAACTTTTTTGCGTTAGCTTCAATCGTCGCTTTTATACTATAGTTAGCTTCTGCCACGTGTTCCCACCTCCTTATTTATTAAGTTCTGCAATTTGTTGAAGTAAATCTTTAGGAGGCATATTCTCCTCAAATTTGCTTTCAGAAGCGAACTTCACAGGTTCGCCCCTGTCTAATCGTTTAATGTTCTCTTGATAATGCATGATATCGTCTGCACTTTTGAAACGATATTCTGTCTCGCCTTTTTTACCGCCACGTTTCTTCTTCTCTGCAGCTGCGTCTCTAATAGCAAATGCTAGTTTGTACATATCCATATCTTTATCTAGTTGCTCATACTCTAGTGCATACATACGATAGTTGAATTCTCTAAGTGTCATTTGCTCAATAACATCTAGGTCGTAAATTTTTAGTTTGCTCATGCACAAGATAACTATACGATCAAACGTTAATATTTCTTCTTCGTCTACTTCTTGCTGTTCTTTTTGTATTTTTTCGGAACGAGGTTTTGGGTTAAAACACGCTTTCCCAGTTCCTCGATGACTTCGTTACAAAATTCTTCAAGTCCAGTATTTTCAATGACATCTTCAACAACAGCTTCTAAATCTTCTTCGGTTTTAGGCGCTCCTTTTTCTTGTGCTGTTGCAGCTTTAATAACTTTAGCGACATCTACTACACTGTGGCTTTCTAGTGCAGGTACTAACATTTCTGTACCTTTACCAAAGTTAACTTGTTCTGCTTCCATGCCCATTTCTTTATCAATGATGTTTAAAAACTTTAATCCGAATGATAGTTCAATTGTTTTACCGTTAAATTTGATTTCCATATTATTAATAACCTCACTTTAAATTTAGTCAAAAAGAAAAAGAGGGCATCTAGCCCTCGATATTATACAGTTTCTGCTGTGCTTGGTTCGTTAGGTTGTGGGATTTCTGACACAAGACCATCGTCAGCTGGATCTGCAGCAACAGTATCGTGGAAGCCATAAGCAGCTTTGTTTTTCTCGATTTGCTCTGGTAACGTTGCCCAACCACGAACTTTTCTAAGATATACACCAAATTCAGTTTCAAATTCTGCGATATCTTCAGCGTCGTTAGTACGGTCAATACTATTCCAGTATCCTTGACGATATTCTGCTTTATATTTTCCATCTTTGTTTTTAACTTTTTTATTGATAACCCATAATTCATAAGGGGTATCTTCTTCGGTAGCATCTTCAATTTCATCACATAACGTGTCGTCTTGGTTCATGTAGCAGTTAATCGTAACTGTTGACTCTAATGTACCTCCAGAGTTAACAGGACCATCAACAGTAGCTTCTGTATCTCTATCTTTTTCAGTTTCGCGTTCTAATTCTGTTACCCACATTACTTTATTTGCATCTTTTTTATCGCCAGCCTTACGAATCAAGACTAACTCATCAGTACCTTGTTTAATTGCCATAGGTTTTGCCCTCCTAAAAAATTATATAAAAAAAACAAGCCAATTAATGACTTGTGTATTCGATATTTATTGTTATATGTGATAATGCTTGATTACTTTCTATTTCGATAGCTTCGTTGATATCTAACTGTGGATTAAACAAACTAAAACCATCGAGTTGAATATCATCTAACATGATATTTTGAACTTGCATAAGCAAGTTATCGTTTATCCCTTTATCATCATCTAACCCCCACAAATGAACGGTAGCGGTAGGATTACCACCGAAACTGTCAAAAGTTAACACGTTCATGCTATCTGTAGTAGTTTGAATAGCGATAAAGGGATAAGACAACTCTTGGTTTAACTCTTTTGTTTCAATAACAGGGACACCAAGTTCACTAAATTTTTCATATAAGTAATTGAATAGTTGAAGTTTAGCTGATTGTTTCATAGCATACACCCCTTAACCGTTTACTAATCTTTCGAGGTCCTCTCTGACTTTTCGAGTGTATCTTTCATAAACAGGGAACATAAACGTTTCAGGAGCCATGTAGCGTGTACCGTATTCTAAAAAACCACTATATCCCGCATTAGAGGTAATAGCATACTTCATATCGCCATTTTTTGTATCTCTAATCATTCTAGCTAAGTTACCTGTCCAGTAACCTTTATTCATTACTGACTTAGCACTCACAACAGTATCTCTAGCGAACTCGCCAGCATTGTTTTTGAGCACTTCGTCAACGTCATCATCAATGCTACTGTGCATTCGGTCTAGCTTTCTAATTAGAGCATCGATATCTCCAGCCACTATTTAACCTCCTCTGCATAGAATACAGTGTCATGTTCATAGTCGATACGTTTAGTGATAATGTACTTTGTATCTTTGATATAAGCATGAGTCACTTTTGGTTCAAAACGACCATTTAAGCGAATGACGTTAATATCTTTGGTTACATCTCCGTACTCAAGGTTAGTACGTTGCGGGGATAAAGGAGATATATTACAAGGAACTTCGCTGTACACTTGTTCCTTAACATCGTACTTACTTGTTTTAGGGTTGTAACTGCCTTTTGTTTCCTTAGAAAATGAAACGCGCTTGTTGTATCTCAATAGAAAACACCTCTACCACGTTTACTTGTCTCTTTCGGAAATAAAGCATCAATAACATCCATATACTCATCAAAATCATTGCTTTGAAAAGTATTAGAACGTCCATCAATACTTTCTTGCGTCATTCCTTCGGCGCCAACACGATTAAAGCGTTTGACTGATACTTCTTCGATAATGTATTCCAATCGTTCTGGAACTTCTTCTATATCGACAGGAAGCAAACTAATCAAACGCTTTTCTGTATTGTTTATGATTATTTTGAGTAGTTCATCTTGCTTATCATCATCGATAGAGAGTAACATTTTTACATTTTCTAATGTAGCCATGTTATCCCTCCAACGTTTTTATAATTACCGCTTTTGTATCGTCTTTAGATACGTCTACGCCATGTTTTTCAGCTATTTCTAACAATTCAGCTTTTGTTGCTTTAGCATCAACATCTAAAGCGATATATTGCTCGTTATATACGTTTTGTTTATGGAATAGTTGTTCGATACGTTCATTAGTAATATCAGTGGAGAATTCATCTCCTACTTTATATTCTTTACCATCTTCTTTATCTACGAACGGTCGAACTACTTTGTAAGAATAAGCCATTGTAAGACCTCCTAGATTAATTATACGGTTTCAGTATTTCCACCAGTTGAAGCAGTACCAGCTGTTAATTTAGCAAATGCTTTGTCATCTGCAATATGGAATGCAACATCCATAGTTACACGTAAAGCGATTAATTCTTGTTCGAATAAGTTTACTGGTGAACCGTCAGCATTTTGTACAGTTGATAATTGACCATCTTCTGAAATTTTGTAAGACAAGTTGTAAGGGATGCCGTAGAATACTTTGTTGAAATCTCCAGCGTATAAGTCGCCTTTTTTGAAATTGTCTGATTTAAGGTCAACTACAGGTAATCCATCTAAAGTGTTGCTTGCACGGTCATAGTAGCTTTCTTTAGTATCTTTATCGCGAACTCCACGTAACGCAGTGCGATTTTGTGTTTTAGATAAGAAAGCGTTAGGTTCAACATCGTGTTCCAATAAAGCGTCCTCTAATGCTAATACGTTATCTAAGTTAATATCACCATTCACAACATTTTTAGAAGAAACAGCTGATTGTTCAACGGATTGTTTGAACGGGTTATCAATGTTTAATAAACCGGCTTCATCAAACTTTTTGTAGAATTGTTCTGCAATTTGAGGTTTCATTGCTTCAAAGAAACGAGAATAAGTGTAGTTTAAGTATTCACGTGACGCTAAAACAATTACAGCTATTTTGTGTGAACGCATAGATGCTTCAAGTAAGCTAGGTTTAGAAGTTTGAATTTTTTGACCTTCTCCTACCCAGTAAGCACCTGGTTTATCTGCCCAATATGTGAACTTTTTCTCTGATTTACCACCCATATCTTGGTATTGGCCTAATTGCATAATCTTTGAGTTTTGCAATACATCTAAAAGAATAGGCTCGTTGAAATCGTTTAACAATTCCCCTTCTTTGTGCTCATGCATCATTACATTATCTGGATTGAATGTTTGTGGTTTTACGTTTGCCATTTATAATGCCTCCATTTTATTGAATTATTCTATTTTGTCTTGCTAATTCTGCAAAACTATCGCTTGTCTTTTTGTTACTAGATACATCACTTTGTTGTCCAGACGGCGTTGATTGACGAGTAGCTTCTTTTACTTGTTCTTGAACTGCTCTGTCGAAATCTTCCTTAATCGCGTTAACAACTTCATTGATTTGTTCGTTATCTTCCAAATGGATTAGTGACTCTGCAAATGAAGTAGGTAGACCTTTGTCTTTAAGGTCGTTCTCCACATCAGCTTTGAGTTCACGTAATCTGAATTTCTTTTCCTTTTCTGCTAAGGCTTGTTCGCGTTCCTCAAATTCTTTGTCTTTCTTCTCTTTTTCAGTTAACTTAGCGTAGCTTTCAGCTTCAGAACGTGCATTTTCAACAGCTTCTTTTAGCCTTTGTTCGAATTTTTTCTCTTGATTTGCTAATGCTTTATTTACAGCCTTGTGTTTTTGACTATCTAACTCACTTTGAGTTAATTCAAAAAATTTTTTGTCATCATCGCCTTGGTCATTTCCACTTTGTTTACCTTTTCCTTCAGGATCATTTGGATTATCTTCAGCGAAATGCTGTAAATTTAGCTTTAATCGTTTAATTTCATTCATATATATCGTCCTTTCAAACAGTCTTAACACGAATGATTTTACGCATAAAAAAAGCACCCATTATAGTGCGGTTAAGCCCAATAAAGTGTGCTGATGTTTATGTTTATTACATTGTATTAATCCAGTTGATTACATTATTAGCAGTTTAACGACTTACTGAGGTCGAGTAGGTTAACGTATCCTACTGACGAGATATTGGCGCGGTAACGCCAGGACCAACTGCTTCACGTTTTGACATAAGTACCACCTCAGATGAAATTTTTAGGTTTAAACTCTTTCTTCTCAGGCTCTTTCTGCTTCACTTGTGCTTGGTTACTAGGGTTCGAGTCATTCAATCTTTTCAATTCATGTTGAATGCCTTCGAGAGCTTTAGCGATACGTTCATTACACACCGTTTCCACCCTCTTGAATTGCATCAACAATTTTGTCTATTTTTTCTTGTGTCGTCATACTATCTTTGACGATATCTGAAGGCTCTTTGTTGAAGATTTGATTATATTCATCGTAAACATCATCTAACCTGTCTTGTAAGTAACTTTCGTCATACTTGTCATACTCATCGATTGTATCACCATCAAGTTCAGTTACATCATAAAGGCCTTCTTCTGTTTCGTAATCCTCTTCGTACTCTTCTTCTATTTCATCTCCAGAACCACCAAGTCCCTCTAAGAAATCTAAATCTTCTTGATCAAAGTCATCTGAAAAATCGTAATCTTCTTCCCAATTCTCTTCTTCAAATTCTTCGTCATCTGAATCCATAAAGTCATCTTCATATTCTGAATCTTCTTCATCGCTGAAATCTGTATCGATGACTTCCTCTTCTTCCCAATCTGCATCTTCATAGTCACCTATAGAATTATCTACAATTTCTTTTGCAGTACCCTCATTGGTAACTGGTGGCGTATTTGTTATATCGTTTGTTTCTGCCAATTACAACACCTCCTTATAGTGAATATCTTCCTTTGCGTTCTTCAAAGAATTCATCTCTCCAATTAGGATTGATGTGTGGCGCTACAGCACTCCGACAAAAAGGGTGCATTGGCGGAGCGTTCACACCAGGCTTCATATCTTTGACTTTAAATACTTTATTGTTTAAGTGCCTACAGGTTTTTGTTGTCTTACCATCAATCTTAGCGTGATATTCATATTCTGCATCAGGTCCATGTTGTTCTAACATATGACGCTTTGCAGCTAACGTTTGCACTCTAGCAGTTTCTGTTATGAGTAAACGTCTTATTTCGTAAGTACTATTACCTGTTTCTTTTCTGAACTCTTTCACAAACTCATAAGGGTGTCGTCCTCTTAACAATACTTGGCTTGTAGCCTTTTCAACATGAGCACGAACAACTTTCATATCACGCCATAAACGACGTGACCAATTAGAGTTTTGAAATGGAGCAGTGACAATTGTTTTTACATCGTTGAGTGATACATGTATTGTTTCGCCTAAAATACCTGCTTGTTGCTCAAGAGAACGATAATAGGATGATTCCATGTAATTATAAATAGATTGCTCTATACGAGCGTATGAGTACGTTACAATGAGCCCTAACTGCGCTTTAAGTAACTTCTCTCTATTCACATACATCGCTGTGTTGTATTGTTTAAGTTCTCTGTTCGCTCTATCGCTAAAGTCATTGTTTTTAACGTATGACCTTGCTTTATTAGCAAAAGATTGAACGTCGAAAGTATCCACTCGCTTTTTTGCTTCGTTGATAGGAATACCTTCACTGTCTGCGTATCTTGCATAGAATTTAGATATCTCATTCTCTATATCGTCAATCATGTTGTTAACAATGCGTTCAATCTCTTGGCTCATTTCCGTATCGCTCATTGTCTCATCTTTAATAATCTCTTGAGCTCTTTTATCCCAATAAGTCATCACTCATCACTCCTCAATAGATTGATTGGAGTTGTTAAGTTCATTTTCAGAATCTTGTTCGTTGTACATCAAACTATCAGAGTGCTTAATCTTTTCTTCTTGTTCTTTCTCGATACGTTTGACTTCATCTTGCGGATTGTCTATGAAAGATACAAGAGACATCAGTGTTTGTTGGCTAATTTCTCCACCAGCACTCATGTACATTTGCATTTCTTCTGTAATTGACTTAGGTAAGTTTCGAGTGAACGTAAATACTAAATCTTTGAGATTATCTTTGTCTATCTCTCTATTCACGCCCATGATTTCTCCGACTAACTTGTAACGTCTAACCAATCCTTTTCGGAACAATCCTTCTTTGATTGCTGTACGTTGTTCTAAACCAAATAACTTATATTTCATGGCTTCTCCAGATTGTTGACCTCCAAAGTTTTCATCAGTCATGTCTGGTGTGTTAGTAAGCGTGTGAATGTCTTTAGCAATTCGTGTCTTATATGCTTCAACGCCACTTACATCATATTGTTTATAGATGTATTGAGCGTCTACATTACCTTCAGTGACTTTGTCGTCCACTGTTGCGTATTCAGGAGGTGCTAAATGGAATACGTTCGCTTCTTTTTGTAAAGTTGCTACCTCTTCGTTTAAATCAACGTTACCTTTAATTAACAACATTGCATCGTTTAAATCACTCATATAGTTAGCTGTATCTGATTGCGCTTCATCATATAAGTCAATAAGGGGAATAACCTTCTCGAAGTCTCCTCTACGCTTTTCATTGTTGCTGAATTCTGTAATAGTAACTTTACCGAATGAATGCGCCTCTGGTGGTTTGCGTTCAGACAATTCTAAGTTAGTTACGCTGTTCGCCTCGTAGAAATATGTTGCTTGATCTGTAATAACATCAACATAGTAAATGTTACTTTCAACTTCCGTTAACTCTACGCTATCTTCTGTTGCTACCTTCCAATATCTAATAGCCATCAAACTATTCTTCTCTACGCTTGTATCATATATAACAAAAGTATTGCGTGGATCTGATTTGTAAAATCTAACCTCATCTTCTTGGTTACGTATAATGTATTCATACGCTCTACCAAAGATAGACAAGTCTAAACCTAAAGAGCGATTGTGACTATCTACATCGTTAAGACTGTGTAACTCATTTAATTTACTTTGTGTCATCTCTTTATCTGATTGCACTTGTATTGCATGTCCGAAGCAATAACCATTAATAAAGTCAGTGATATATGAAGCAAAATCGTGTGCCGCTCTATTATCTGCTAAGTGTTTCTCTCTCCGACGTTTGTTACGCATGATATTGAAATTTAAACCTTGATAGTAATCATCTAACATTTGTAGCCTTGGAACTTGTGCCTCTAAATGATGACGAATGAAGTCACTGATATCGTTAGGATTATCTAACAAGTCTTGTACTGTGCCATCGTATTTGTACGTTTCAACTGCGTCACGTCTATATATCTCATCACGCATTTGACGACGCTCAAGATCTCTTTCAAAGTTGTTAACGTGTGCCATGTGTTACCTCCTTATAAGCCCATAGCTTTAGCACGGCTAATATTTTTCTTAATATTGACGTTTGTTTTGTTATTTCTAGGGAAGTGGAATTTCTCTAAACTATAACGCAAAGCATCGAGTATGTGGTTATTTTCATCTATAGGCTTGTTTAACCAGTTACCGTCTTTGTCTTGATCAAATGTATAAGTGTTTAATTCTTCTATCGTATGTTCACAAGATGGATGTACGTATATTTTGAACCCTTGTATAAATTGAACACCTTGCATAATAGATCCTTGACCTTTTACAGATGGTTTAATGTTTGAAATACCCTTGCGCTTAATTTCGGTAATCAAACGTTTCTCTGCACTATCAGCTATTATCTCGGCATTTTTCAATCCTTTATCTATATACATTTGATATATCTCGTCAGTAAGCATACCTCGTTGGTAATATTCGTCGTATATCCACAATTCTTTGTTCTGTGTATCTACAATAGTACTAACAAGTGTTGTTGGGTCTTGAGTAAAACCAAAGTCACTGCCATGTGCTACAACTTGTTTATCTTTTAACTTTTTAACCCAATCAAACTCTTTGACTTCAAAGTTTTCAAATACTAATCCTTCTGCTACTCCCCAATCGCCATCACAAACAATTCTTGCACGTCTAGGGTTGGTACGATACAAATCTTCATAACGTGCAATATCGACATCATCTAGCCATTCATTCACTCGATATGTCGTTGTGTATGAAAATGTATTGTTTAGCTTAGTATCTTCATCAAAGAAAGTAGGTTTAAGCCAATGACGTTCACTCCAAGGGTTGAACGTTATAGTGATTTGCTTAAAGAACTCTGGATCATCAACAGAACCACGTATAGATTCAACTACTGTACTGAACTTATCAAAGGTTTCTATCTGGTAAGCTTCTTCAAACCATGCCCAACTTAATATCCCCGTATCAACTGTGATTGATGTAATTTTTAATGGATCATCTAAACCTCTAAAAAGAATCTTTTGTCCAGTAGGTTTATAAGTTATCTCTGGTAGACTTTCGTTGAAACGAAATAAGTGAGCCACACCTAATTGGTTTGTAGCCCACTTTAAATCAGTATATGTTGATTGCTTATTTGTATTGCTATAACGTCTGATAACTAGCAAATTTGCCCAGTTATATTGCATTATTCTGTAAATGAAATTAATTGCTGTTGTCTTACTCTTTTTGCTACCACGACTACCCTTTACAACTCGATAAAAGTTTTTGTTGTGCCAAAACTTATTGTAACCGCCACCTATAACTTTTGCTGGACTGACAACAGGTTGATTAGTCATCTTCTGGCACATCATTTACAAATGTAGGTGTTGTTACTTCTGCTTCTATCTTTTCAGTCCACATTCGATAGCGTTTGCCTAGCAACTCTGCTGCTTTAATCCTATCTTTAGCACCTACATCAATGTTATCTATTTCTTGATAACCTTCGCCTTGGCCAACTAATGTTTGTTCAGTCATTTCTCCACGCATAACTGATGTTAGATACTGCAATATTTCATCTTGTTCAGCAATACTTTCTTTTTTGAGTTCTTCCAAACGCTTGTCAATATAGGATTTTACACTCACATTTTCCAACAATTTAACTACGTTACCTTTTGCATACGTTTCGCTATAACCTGCATTAATAGCTGATTGATAAGCATTTCCCGTTCTTATATATTCATCTGCAAATCTTTGTTGTTTTACTGTTAACTTCATCTCATTTACCACCAACTCTCACGCTAATAGCTTTATAAAAATAGCGTTAGGACTGACTAACGCTTTAATTTCTTTATTCTCTTTTTAAAGTATCTAAACGCCTTTATCACTAATACAATTAATACAATCATAAGATAAAGCACTATTAAAACGAAGATAATAATAGGACTAAGTTTATACA